CTTCGATTTCGGTGGCCAGGCGGATTTCCAGGAAGTTGTCGAGCTTTTCAATCAACTGGGCCACATCCTTCTTGACGGTGATAGCCATTTGACCCTTAGCTTCGACCAGCTTTTCAGCGTATTCAGCTTCGAGATCGCGGAAGCGTTCAATATCTGTACGCAGTTCCGACATTTCTTCTGTTAGAGCTTCTGTGACCTTAGCATCGAGTGCTTCGATCAGGGTGTCACGTTCGGACAGCCAAGCTTCGTTTAGTTCGGCAGTGACTGCAGCTTGAGCGTCAGCACGTGCCTTTTGAACTGCTTCATTGAGCTTTTCAGTAAAGGCTGCTTGTAGCTCTTGCTTCGTTTCCTCGGTCAGTACTTCCGCGGCAAGTAGTTTGTTAAACAGTTCATCCATTTGGGTGTTCTCCGTGACAAGTTGCTTAGTGCAAATCTTGTTGTGAATTTATTTATGGGACTGTTCCCTTGAGCCAGTAAAACTAGCTCGTGAGAATGAAAAAGCCGCAGATTTCTGCGGCTTTTTGTGGCACCTGAAAATTTCAGATTTGTCGCTTCGTTAGCTTGAAATCAGACCTTAGCAAAGTCAGATGTGTTTAGCCACTTCAGGAATTCCTTCTTGAAGTACTTCTGAGCTGCTGGGTCATTACGCATCTGTTCAGACAGCGTTTGAACCTTTTGACCTTGCTTGGACAATAGAGATTCGTACACTAGGCCTGGCATTGCACCTGGAGCGCTTGGTGTAATGACGATGTCGTATGTGATGAACTGGAAGCCCTGAACATCACCACTTTCGTTAACATTACCAGCACCACGGCTTGATACACCAATTTTGACGCCGCTCTTCAGCAGCTCTTGAGCGATTAGACCCATTGGTGTGTTCAGCAGCTTTGCCTTACCGTAGGCATCATTGCCACTCATCCACATTTCGGTGATCACGTGTGAAATGCGATCGCTATTGATGTTCAGAGTTTGTGGGTGATCAAGCTCACCAAAAATGCCATTGTTTTCCTTGATGCGTTGCTTCGCGCTGTTGACAGCGTTAGCAATTTCTTGCAGCGGGTAGTTACGACCATTACGGTTCTTGATCGTGCTCTGCATGCAAACGCCGTTAAGCCACATGGACTTGCCGTCTGATGACGATTCGGAAACGATTCGTGCTTCAGGCGCGTACAGCTCTTCACAGAGTAGGATTGGTGAGTTTGACATGACGTCTCCTTAGCCGTTGAGATTACTCTTCAGTATCTTCAACGTCCTTCTTTTGGTCCTTTTCGGCCTTCTTCAGGTCTTTGTCAACCTTCTTCAGATCCTTATCGACCTTCTTGTCATCCTTCTTTTCGTCGTCTTCATCGTCCGACTCATCGGCAGCTTCACCCATCAGGATGGCTTGTGACTTCAGGCGCAGGTAGCTGTGGAAGGCTTCCTTGGCTGCGGCTGTATCTTGTTCAACCAGAGCGTCGACTACTGATTCGAGATGTTGCTTCATTTGCTTGTTCATACTTGACCCCTATGTGGAAGTTGTTGTAGGCTCCGTCACGAAGCCGCTGATTTATTTATTGGTACGCGTTCGGAAATCGCGCGGATTTACTGGGCCGGCGGAGTTGCCCCACCATTTCCGGGGGGTTGAGCGGCGCCTCCAATTTGAGTTTCGGGACCGCCCATGCCTGGTTCACCCATACCTAACGGTTGATCCATGCCAGGGCCGCCAAGCGTTCCAGCCATCATTCCACCCAAGCCACCAGCACCCATTCCGCCATCCTCTGCCGGTGGAGGGCCGTAAACAGCTAGCATGTTAGCTTTCGGGTCTCCGTCAGGATCAAGTCCCAACTCTTCACAACGCCAACGGAAGTTGAGCAGAATTTCCTCATCAGGCATCTGGAGGTACTTCTTCTGTGCAAAGCGCTTGGACATGTGTTCAATCGCCGCTGTCTGTGAGTACGTTGTCAATAGGTCGTTGTCCAACTGTTGTTGACGGTAGATGCCGAAGTTTTCTGGGTCATTCAGCTTGATGTGGAAGATTGTCGGATCGACGTTGATGCCTGCGGCGCGTAGGTAACGTTTGAATTCCTTGTCTAGGACACGGTTCATGTAACCCTGCAGGCGCTTAATGTACATTGCAAAGCGGAGTTCTTGAATGTATGCAACGCCCGTCTTGCCATCTGACATCATTGCGTTATCTTGACCTTCACGCATGAACGACAGAGGAATACGCAAGCCACGGAAGACCTTCCACTGGAAGTATTCCAGGTCGGCGAGCTCGCCAAGCCCTTGGCCGCCAGGTAGCGTTTCAACCTTGCTGCCAGCACCATCAGGACGCTGAGCGAAGAAAAAGTCTTCGCTCATTTGTTGTGGGTTGTATACAGAATCAACCTGATCAGTACCACCGCCAAATGTGGGGATCTTGCGTTGGCGGATCTCGTTCTTGATCCCTTCCAAGTGAGCCTTGACGCGTTGAGGCGGCATTTTGCCCACATCGATATAGAATACGCGGCGTTCAGGAGCACGTTGAATCCGGTAGATGATGATGGCGTCTTCTAGCAGTTCCTTCTGCTTCTGTGCACGATAGACAGCGCGAAGGATTGATTCACCGAAGGGTGCTGCCTCGGACATGTCATTGCGTAATGAGAACCACACAATCTCATCGGCGCTGAAAGTGTCGACCAGCTCATTTGAGTAATTGCCCATGTGACCAGTTGGCTGGTTGTATGGAGAATTTGGCGCCTTTGTATCACGCTTAATCTGCCATCCGATTACCTTGGTCATGTCGCGTTCATCAACGATTGCAGCTACAACAGTCTTTGGGTGAACGTACTCCCACATGCGTGTGTCTTTATGGCGCAGGTAAAAGCAGTCGCCGTACTTGATTGTTGTGCGCGACAGCCAGAATAGACGGTTGTTCCACTCGTGAAGATCATTCCAGTACCGCAAAGCAGCACGAAGCGTCATCACAGCAGAGGTTGGGATATTGTCGTCTTTGGCGCTATCCATCACCAATTCCAGCGGCATATCGGAGTTTGGATCAGAGCCAATCATTTCTTCAGCGATTGTGTCAAGGGAGCGGGCGACTTCTACGTCGTTGTCCATCATGTCGTATTCGCGGTAGCGCGTCAGACGAGATGCTGAGCCTTGGACGAGACGCTGATACCACGTGTAATTGGCATAGCTGCCCTGATCGCCAATCCCTTGGCTATCGGACATTGTCGTTACGCCAGGCTTGGGCGTAACGATCTTATAGAACTCTGCAAACTTTGCCATTGTTGGTCCCTAGGTGTGTACTCAGACTATCTAATATTTATGTCGTCAATTTATCGGCTGTTTATACGTAGTTGTATTGTGAACCAAACTTATTGTTGCGACGAAGGGTCTTACGAGTGTTCGTATCAGTGCGTTCCTTCTCCGTCATCGTTAGAGCAATCAACTGCTTTTCGTTCAGCTCAATTACGCGCTGCGTCATGTCTGCAATTGATTGCAGTGTAGTATTTTGTTGATCCATCTTCTTCAGTTGAGCAGCAATGCCGTCGGCCGTTGAGGTGACAGCAGTCATGATTGACGCGTTCGAGTCGGCGGTACGCTTTGCCACTTCGACAGCGGGATCTTTCTCGTCAGCGGCTGGGTTCGGAACGACAGGCTTGCCCTCTGGATCAAATTTACCACCAACTGCTTTGCCGACCTTACCACCGCCCCGAGCGCCAAACAAGCCGCCTCCAAGGCCGCCAAACACGCCGCCGACGGCGGCGCCAACAGCTGTACCGATTACAGGGACGATGCTGCCAACAAAGGCGCCTGCTGCGGCACCGGCACCGGCACCTGCCCAGCCGCCAGCTAGACCCCCCGCGGCTGTACCAACACTAGTGCTAACTGCTTCGCCCGTCCTGCCGTTTTCTTTGTACGATTGATAGCCCTCGTACACGCCTGCACCAACGGTTGCGAGTGGGCCGAGAATCTTGGCTGCCTTGCTTAGAGTGCTGAGTGCAGTCACCGCTGTAGATGTTCCTTCTGCTGCGCCCGCAACACCTTCGGCAGCCCCAGTTGCTCCTTCAGTAGCACCGCCGGCACCTGCAGCAACGCCTTCACCGACCGCGGCGGCCTCACCAGCAGCTCCTGCGGCTGCTCCCCGAAGACCCAATTTGCCTGCAACCTCTCCGAGTAGATTCTTACCGAAGCTAACAAGTTTTCCGCCAATCACCATTGCTGCGATCAGCTCGACGGTGCTAACTAGAACACCAAGGTAATGGTTGCCACCAGTCAGTAGCTCTGCTTGTCTGGCTGCCTTGTCGGCTAGATAGGCAAGTTTAGCCAGTTGACTCTTTGATGCGTCAACTGTTGATGCTTGCAGCTCCTTGATTGGGTTTGCAAGCTTGTCACCAAGCGTGGTTGAAAATGGGCTACCTTTGCCGTAGTATTGGTCGAGATCTAGCTTATCCATCAACTGTGATGCAACGATTTCAGAGCCAAAACCTTGTCTCGCTGCCTGATCCATTGCATTTGCAGCATTCTGGCCGAACTGCATTATTGCTTGCTTTTGGACAGCAGTTGCGCGCTTGCCAGCGATAAGTGCGTCGGCAGCTTCGTTACCACCAGCAATTCCCAGTGCGCCACTCAGAGCGCGAATCTTTGCAGCTTGCCTCAGACGATCGAGCGGCTTCGCGTCAACCATCTTGTTCAACATTTTTGTGGCTTCCTTCGCCTGCTCTGCTGTCATACCAACAGCAATGGCTTGCTGCACCATAGCGCGCTGGCTGGCTAGAATAGCCGCGCGTTCTTCCTTGCGTGCACTCCGCAGTAAGTCAATTGAGTCAGCGTCAGAAGCAATGTCTTCGT